CCAAGGACCGTAGGTCCGAAGGGCCTGAGGATCTTTGGACCGGGGGTAGAGGGGGAAAATGCCGGGGATTGGGCACCTGGGAGGGGACCCGCAGATGTATCCGACCCCAGTTGAAAAGGTCCGGTTTCCCAGAAAAACCACAGAACCATGGACTTATGGACCTAGGGGATCTCCGGGCTTCCAGAAACCTACAGTTTTTTTACAATCTCGCCGCCGCGGGACCAATCACTCCATTCACTCGGAAAGGTGTAAGTGATTGGTCTTTTTTCGCCAATTGCTTCCTCAGTATATTATAGAAACCAATTGTGTAGGTATTCAAAAATTCACTTTTTCAGCTTTTGGTAATAGTTCGGTCGGTTGGAATGTGAAGGGGTGCACTCGCGGAAACGGTGAATAAGTGAATAAATGAATACCTACACATTCACTTTCTATAATACACTGAGGAACCAATTGCCAATCACCCGGACCGCGCGGCTGAATAAAGTGATTGGTCGAGTGATTGGTCGACTCCGGCCTTGACCCCCGGCCCAAGGTCCGTAGATCCATTGGGCCAATGGCACAGAGAACCTGAGGCGGGCCCACCTCCGGACCCGGTCGAGGCGTATTTCGAGAAGAACGAAAAGCGCCTGACCCCCAAGACCAAGAAGACTCCGACCGAAATCCGGAAGGAGAACCAGGAGCGGGCGGCAAAAGCCCGTGACGCAAAGCGCTTGCTTGTCGCCCAGCGGGAGATCGTCAGGCGAAAGGTCGAGATGGGGCAGCCGATCACCGAAGAGGAACGCAACGTCCTCGGCCGAAAGTTCGGCAACCTGCACGGAAAAACCCAGGAGCAGGCCACTTTGGCCGCGGCCGCGAAGCTGATGATCAAGCCGCAGAGCCTCGCGCAGCTCCGGCTCCTGGTGGAGACCACCGCAGCAAAGCACAGCTACAACCCCATCGAGAAGCTGATCGAGCTGGCGAACTCCCCGAACATCGAGGAGAAGGAGAAAGTGGCCATCCACAAGGCCCTCCTGCCCTATCTCGCGCCGGTGCTGGCGACACCGAAAGCCACCGACTCGGCCGGCGACGGCGGCGGAGTGAAGGTGGTCGTCACGACCTTCGCCTTCAACAGCGACAAGCCCAAGGTGGCCATCCACAACGACCGACCGGCCACCGTGGCCACGGAGGAGCAAAAGCCGCAATGACCGAAATTCACCTCCCCGCCAACGACTGGAAGCCGCGCCACTACCAGGCCGGTTTCTGGGACTACATGCAGCGGACACCGTGGGGCGCGCGCGCGGTCCTTTGCCACCACCGCCGCAGAAGGTAAGGACCACACCGCGATCAACTGGGCCGCCGTCGCGTCGCTGCTGCGCGTCGGGTTGTACATCCACGTCTTTCCGTACCAGAACCAGGGCCGGCGCGTCATCTGGAACGGCATCGACCGCAACGGGAAGAAGGTCCTCAGCGCCTTTCCGGACGAGCTGATCGAGAGCAAGTCGGATCTCGAGATGCGACTGATCCTGAAGAACGGGTCGATCTATCAGGTGCTCGGCGCCGACGACCCGGACAAGCTCGTCGGCATCAACTGCGTCGGCGCGATCTTCTCCGAGTACGCGCTCATGGACCCGCAGGCCTTCGATCTGGTGCGCCCAATCCTCGCGGAGAACGGCGGCTGGGCGATCTTCCCGAGCACGCCCCGCGGCAAGAATCACTTCCACGACCTGATCTTCGGCAAGGACGGCAAGCCTGGCGCCAAGGACAACCCGAAATGGTACGTGAGCATCGAGTCGGTGACGACCACAGGTGCCGTGGATCCCGAGGTCATCGAGGAAGACCGGCGCATGGGCGTCGACGAGGCTCTGATCAAGCAGGAGTACTACTGCGACTTCAACGCGGCCCTCCAGGGCGCGTACTACGAGAAGCAGATGAACGGCCTCTCGGAGCGGAAACAGATCACGGACGTCCCGTTCGACCCGGCCCTGGAGGTCCACACGGCCTGGGACCTTGGCGTCAACGACTCGATGTCGATCTGGATCTTCCAGCTGAACCGCGGCGTGCCGCAGGTCATCAAGTACATCGAGGGCAGCGGCGACGGCCTGACCTACTACATCAAGGAGCTGAAGCGCATGGCCGACCTGCACGACTGGGTCTTCGGCACGCACTTCGCGCCGCACGACATCAACGCGACCGAGATCACCTCCGGCAAGACCCGGCTCGTCACGGCGCGCGAGCTGGGCTTCCGGTTTACTGCGCTCGACCGCGCCGAGGTGGACGACGGCATCGAGGCCGTGCGCCAGCTGCTGCCGCGCTGCTTCTTCGACGCCAAGGGCTGCGCCCGCGGCATCGAGGCCCTGAAGTCCTACCGCAAGCAGTGGGACGAGAAGCTCAAGGTCTACCGCAACAAGCCGCTCCACGACTGGGCGTCCCACCCGGCCGACGCCTTCCGCACCCTGGCCATGGGCCTCAGGTCCCGGAATCCGTCGCGCTCCGGCCTGCCGCCACCTGCCAACGCCAACTCCGATGATTACGTCCCCTGCTGAGTACGACTTCATTGAAAGCGCCGAGCGCGCACACAGGGACGCCGGCCTGCTGTTCAGCACAGCCTTCGACCACTACTTCTGCCACGGCTGGATCCAGAAGACGCCGCTCGGGTTCATCATGGCCGGACACCACCCGGACCGTCCGGACGCCTGGCTGGTGTGGTGGGCCGAGATGCACCCGAACATCCGCGGCGACCACCGGATCATGCTCCGGCAGTTCCTGCGGCTCATGCCGTACCGAAAGCCGTACGTCGCGTTTGCGCGGACGCTCAAAGGCAATCGGACTGTCCGATTTTACTCGACCGCCCGGCTGTTCGCTCTTACCCGGAAGTGAGCGCGACATGAACCAACGGACCATTATCACACGCTTCTGGGGCATTGCGAAACCCGCCGCGCTGCACTTCGGCGGAGGCGGCGGCAGCGGTCCGTCCGCCCCTCCGCCCCCGGCGCCCCCGGCGCCGCCTCAGGCCAAGCAGGCCACCTCGTCCGCCCGCACCCTGCTCGCCGCCATGACGCCGCGCCGCACGCGCGCGTCCACCGTGCTCGGCGGAGGCTCCGCCAGCAGCAACCCCACGAGCCGCAGCATCCTTGGTTCTCCGCTCACCTGACCATGAGAAGATGCACCTGATCCACTTGCCCAGTCGGTACTGGAGCGCCAGCAGACGATGGAGCGCGAGCGCTCCTGCTGGGACACGCTGTGGCAGGAGCTGAAGGAGCTGGTCCGGCCGGACACGGCGGACTTCGTCGGAGGCACGAGCCGCGCGGCCGACGCGCGCCGGCGCGTCTTTGACGGCACCGCACCCTGGGCACTGGAGCAGCTGAGTGCCGGCCTGCACTCGTACCTCACCTCGCCGGTGGACCGTTGGTTCAGCCTGAGCGTCGCCGGCACGCCGTACGACCAGCTCGACCACGACGCGAAGCTCTGGCTCGAAAGCGTCTCGGACACGATCTACGCGCACTACTCGAACCCGTTCGCGTCGTTCAACTCCTCGCTCCACGAGGCGTACCTCGACCTCGGAGGCTTCGGCACCGCGGCCTTGTACCAGTGGATCGACCCGGCGACGAACGGCCTGCGCTTCCGCGCGTATCCGCTGTCCGATTGCTGGATGTTGGAGGACAGCGAAGGCCACGTCGACTCGGTGCACCGCGCGATCAAGTGGACCGTCCGGCAGGTGCGGCAGGAGTTCGGTTCGCTCCCGGAGAAGCTGGCGAAGATGAGGGACGAGGACAAGGTCACCGTCATCCACGCCGTGTACCCGCGCTCCGATGCGGAGTCCGGCCCGTTGAGCACAAAGAAGGCCTTCGCCAGCGTGTACGTCTGCAAGGACACGAAGGAGACCCTGCACGAGAGCGGCTACGACTGGATGCCGTACCACGTGCCGCGCTGGTCCAAGCTCGCCGGTGAAGTGTACGGCCGCTCCCCTGCCCTCTCCGTCTTTCCTGAGATCCGCATGGTGAACGCCATGTCGAAGACGATGATCGTCGCGGCCCAGAAGCTCGTGGATCCGGCGCTCGTCGTGCCGGACGACGGCTTCCTCCTGCCTGTCCGGCAGACCCCCGGCGCGCTGAACTACAAGCGCCCCGGCACCGAGGAGATCCAGCAGATCCCGACCGGCACGCGCGTGGAGATCGGCATCGAGATGATCGAGCAGCGCCGCGAGACCATCCGCCGAGGATTCTATGTCGACTGGCTCGTCCGCCCCACGAAGAAGGAGCGGCAGACGGCACAGGAGATCATGGACGACCGCAACCAGATGCTGTCGATGATGGGGCCGATTGTCGGCCGGCTTCAGGGCGAGCTGCTCGGACCTATGGTCCGTTTGTCCTACAGCTACCTCGCACGGGCGGGTGTTTTGCCCGAGATGCCGGCGTCGCTCGACGGCGCGGAACTCGAGCTGGTCTACATCAGCCCCGCGGCCAAGGCCCAGAGCACCGTCCGCGGTCAGGGCGTGACCAGCTACCTCGCCCAGATGACGCAGCTGATCCCGATCCTCCCGGGTATCACCGATACCATAAACGAGGATGCGTTACACGCGGAGCTGGCCGACCTGACCGACGTGCCTCGCCGCGTCATCAATTCCCCGGCCGAGACCGCCAAGCGCCGCCAGGCCCGCGAGCAGCAGGCGCAGATGGCGCAGGCCGTCGAGGTGGCGCCCGCCGCCGCCAAGTCCGCCAAGGACCTCGCCCAGGCCCAGCAGATGGGCATGCGCCTTTGACCATGACACGCACCATCACCGACCACAAAGTCAACGGCCTCAACGAAGCCATCACGATCACCGCCGACGCCCCCGGGTCCGGCGGTGCGAGCCACTGCTACACGCTCTTTATTTCCGACAGCGTTCCGACCGCACCCGGAGTAACGGTTCACACCACGATCAGCTTCCAGAACGGTCCGATCCAGCACCCTGCCGACTTCAACGGAGTCACCAACGAGGCACTGCTCGCGGTCTTGATTGACCGGATGCGTGGCTTCCAGTCCGGTCAGTTCGCTTGCCGCGAGAACGCGCTTGCACTGACGAAAATGGAGGAGGCCCTCATGTGGCTGCAGAAGCGCACCCGCGACCGCATGGCCCGAGGCGTCGAAGGCACCCTGGCCAAGTGATGTCTCCGTTCACCCTCCTTGACCGCCTGCAGCTCGCGCGCGACTACAAGGAAACCTTCGGCACCCCGCACGGGCAGCGCGTGCTCGCCCACATCCTCCGCACCTCCGGAGCGACCTCGATGCGCTTCACCTCCGACCCGGACCAGCTCCGCTGGAACGAGGCGCAGCGGCACTTCGCCCTCTCGATCTTCAAGCAAGTCCACTCCTCCTTGGACAAGCTCCCCGACTACATTCAGGAGGAACTGAAACGTATCGAAGAACAGACTACAAAAACATGACACTGCTCACTGGTCAGACCGACGGACAAGCCGGCAACTCGGCTCCGGGCGCTGGCAACCAGACTCCCACGGACTGGCGCGCCTCGCTCCCCGACGACCTTCGCTCCGAGAAGGTCTTCGAATCCATCAAGGGGAAGGACGCCGCCGAGGCACTGCCCCTCCTCGCAAAAAATTACCTTCACGCGCAGCGCCTGGTCGGCGCTGACAAGATTGTGCTCCCGAACGAGCGCAGCACGCCCGAGGAGATCGCGGCGTTCCGCACGAAGCTCGGCGTCCCGGCCAAGTTCGACGATTACAGCTACAAGCTCCCCGAAGGCATGACCGAGGACCGCCTCGACAAAACGCGCCTTGACGCTTGGCGCAAGGAGATGCACGAAGCCGGCATCCCGAAGGCCGCGGCCGAGCGGATCATGAACAAGTTCCTCGCCGAGGAGCACGGCCACTACACCGCACAGGCCAAGGCGCGCGAGAAGGCTCTCCAGGACAACGAACTCGCCCTGAAGCAGGAGTTCGGTGCCAAGTTCGACGAGCGCGTGAACCAGGCCCGCTTCGCCCTCCGGCAGTTCGGCACCGACGAACTGACCAGCATGCTCGAAGAGACCGGCCTCGGCTCCCACCCCGAGGTTGTCCGCTTCTTCGCCAAGGTCGGCGAGAAGATGAGCGACGACCGCGCCCGCGGCGGCTCCGGCGCTACCGCCGCCAGCACCGCGACGCCCGATCTCGCGCAGGCAGCGCTGCAGGAGTTCAACCGGAACCCGGAGAACATGAAGGCCCTGTTCGACTCCAACCACCCGAACCACGATTACGTGGTCAAGCAGCGTCGCGAGCTGTTCGAAGCCGCCTACCCGAAGACCGCCGAATCGTAAGATTCAACTTGCCTGACAGTCCGGCTGCCGCTACCACTCGAATTTGTCGGGGGTAGCGGCTTTTGCCGTCCTCGGCCTGATCTGCGACAGATTCGCCGACGTGAGCGACGAACGCGATGCCTGGGTCCGAAAGGGCAGCCCGGACGATAAACCGTCAGGAACCACCAACCCATTTCTAGGACACTCCTATGAGCAATCAGATCGAGAAGGCCTACATCAACAGCTTCAAGAGAAGGCTTTGATCAGGCGTTTCAACAGACCCAGTCCAAGCTGCGCGGCTACGTCGAAGTAGTCCGGCAGGCTTCGGAGTTCGACTACTACGACCGCATCGGCCTCGCCGATGACATGCAGCAGGTCACGACTCGCTACGGGGATAACCCGATGAGCGAGATCTCCCATGATCGCCGGCGCATCGGCCTCGGCGACTGGGACAACGGCAAGGCCATCGACGAGAAGGACCTGATCCGTGTCGCCACCGACCCGACCAATGCGTACACCCAGGCCCTGGTGGCCTCGGCCAACCGCAAGCTCGACGACAACATCATCACCGGCTTCACCGCCCCTGCCTACACCGGCAAGGCCGGCGCGACCGCGGTGAACTTCGCCTCGACGACCTCCGGCAAGGTGACGG